GGATGAGGCGGCGCTACTTGGATATGCCTATGCGTATGAAAAGGGCGCCGACCACCGGAAGGCGCCGATGCTTGATTGAAACGGTTCGATCGCCGCGGGTTCAGACGACGACCGCCTATTGCACAGGTTGCGCGACCGGTACTTCGCTGTTCGTCCTCTTTTTCCGTGCCAGGAGTTTCACGTACGCCGCAGTTGCAAGCGGCGACAGCAGCGATGTGATAATCGTTGAACCGCCGGCAAGGCGCGAAGCGATGATATTCACGACGCAACCAAGCGTGAGTGTCACGAGCCCGAGCAGAATGCCCGGCAAGCCTGCGGAGAGAATCGCGAGCAGGTTGATCCCCACGCCGAGGCCGAACGCAAAAAAACGGGATCAACAGATGGCCGCCCGCTTTCAGGAACTTGCGCATGTCGCTATCGAGGTTGCCGAGAAATCGATGTAGCGCTCGCGGATGATTGAAAGCGCCCGATCGGTCGTCACGGCATCCAGCCGGTTATTGCTGGGCTTCGCGCACGGACCCGACACGAGACCTGCCGGTCCGTGTTCGCGCAGGCGTGCCGCGAGGCGTCGAACCTGGCGCGTCGTCAGCGACAGCCGCTCGGCGGCAAGCCACGGCTTCCGCAGGGCCGTCGACGACGGACTGAATAACCTTGAACCGGTCCAGCTCGCACATCGTCATGGTGATAGTCCCAAGTGCGTTCATTGCCGGCGCTCCTGAAAGGTGCTGGCAACAAACCTAGCTCCCCAAATACGACATTTCTATTTGGCGGAAACGCGACATTTCTAAAAAGCTCTGACAACAAAAAGTTCGATAATTTATATTATGTTAAATGTTATGCGTAAGCTTCGCCATGACCTCAGGGCAATCAAGGCAGCTTTTCAACTGGCACCGCTTAGCCCTGCAGCACGCTAGCAAGTCCAAAATTGCGCGCTCTTAAACGCCTGCTTCGAGCAGGCGTTTTCTTATGCACCGCAATCTTCCGATACACTCGGCGGCGCCGCGCCTCATGAAGCTCACGCCGCGAATTCCGAATAAACCAGTACAGGTTTCGTATCTCACGCGCGACGACCGCCAACTCCTCGGGCGACCATTCGCGCCGCTCCCACAAGTCAAGTTGCTGCACTGCTGGACGCTCCACTACCGACCAACCGGGGCCGCGCCAAGTCCGATCATCTGCACCTGGACGTAACACACAAGGCGCTAGCACGCGGCCGACTTTGCGAGGATAGGCAATGGCGCCAGATCGTGACGGTCGAAGACGCGGTTGCCGGCGGTTGCAATCTGTTCGACCTTGACGAGCTGAGGCTTGAGTACAGCCCCGAGGAATATCTAAATCTGTTGATGTGCCACTTCATTGATGACACGGCATCGATTTTTCCGCTCGCCGACTTACAGCGCTGCATGGTGGATTCGTGGGAGCTGTGGGAAGACTTCAAGCCGCTGGCTCCCCGCCCTTTCGCTTACAGGCCCGTATGGGTCGGTTACGACCCCGCGTTATCCGGCGACTCGGCCGGCCTGGTCGTGGTGGCGCCGCCGGTCGTGCCGGGGGCAAATTTCGCGTGTTGCACAAAGAGCAATGGCGCGGGATGGACTTCGAAGCCCAGGCCGATGCAATCAGACGCATCACGCAAGATTTCAACGTGGAATACATGGCGATCGATACGACCGGCATCGGCCAGGGCGTGTACCAGCTCGTTCGCCAGTTCTATCCGAACTTGGTCGCGCTCAACTACTCGCCTGACGTTAAGGGTCGGCTCGTGCTCAAAGGTTTGTCGGTGATCGGTAAGGGCCGACTCGAATTTGACGCCGGGTGGACCAATCTCGCGCAATCGTTCATGGCTATCCGCAAAACCATGACCGCGAGCGGGAAGCAAGTCACCTATGAGGCGAGCCGCAGCGAGGAAACCGGGCACGCCGATCTTGCATGGGCTTGCCTGCACGCGCTCGGCAATGAACCGCTAGAGGGCATTACCGCCAACGACACAGGCTTTATGGAGTTCTCAAATTGAGCAAGCGCAGACACAACCACACGCACGCCGCAACGCCTGCGCCGGGCGCAGCACCGCCAGCGCGGGCCGAGGCCTTCACGTTTGGCGACCCGATGCCAGTAATGGATCGGGCCGAGATTCTGGACTACGTCGAGAGCTGGTCTGCCGGCGAGTGGTTCGAGCCGCCGGTGTCGTTTGCCGGTTTGGCGAAGTCGTTTCGCGCCGGTGTGCATCACAGCTCCGCGATTTACTTCAAGCGCAATGTGCTGTCATCCATATTCATTCCACACAAGTTGCTCACGCGCGAGGAATTCGACAAGTGGGCGCTCGATTTTCTGGTGTTCGGCAATGGCCCGATTGAGAAGCAAAAGAACCGGCTAGGCGGTACGCTCGCGCTCAAGCGGGCGCCGGCGAAATACATGCGCCGCGCGACCGATTTACAGCGCTTCTTTCAGGTCAACGGCATACAGGAAAAGCACGAATTCGAACCGGGCGTGATCTTTAACTTGATGGAACCAGATATCAATCAGGAGGTGTACGGCCTGCCTGAATATCTCGGCGCACTGCACGCGGCATGGTTAAACAAGTCGGCGACGATTTTTCGTCGTCGCTACTACGAGAACGGATCGCACGCCGGATTTATCCTGTACATGACAGATGCAGCTCAGAAGCAAGAAGACGTCGACGCGCTGCGCGAGGCGTTGAAAAACAGCAAGGGACCGGGCAATTTCCGCAACCTGTTCATGTACGCGCCGAACGGCAAAAAGGAAGGGATTCAGCTAATCCCGGTGTCCGAGGTCACGGCGAAAGACGAGTTTTTCAACATCAAGAACGTGACGCGCGACGACTTGCTTGCCGCGCACCGCGTACCGCCGCAACTTATCGGCGTGGTGCCGAGCAATACCGGCGGGTTTGGGGCCGCAGACACGGCGGCCGAGGTATTCGGTGCGAACGAAATCGAACCGCTACAGCGCCGCTTTACGCAGCTTAATGAGTGGATCGGCGACGAGGTTGTGCGCTTCAATCCCTACAGCATCAAGCGGGCGGTCGCCGCAGTTTGAGCATCTTGGGGGTAACTCCAACTCAACTTGGCGCCCCCTTATAGATCGCGGTCACGGGGCGCGCTGAGACCCTGCACGTCATCCTTGACGAACTGAGCAGACTCATCCACTAGGATGCGCAGAGCTTTTGCATGAAGGGACGCCGCTTTTACCAGTCCGTGGGACCGATCAGCTTCAGGATAGGCTCTACCGAACAGAGCAACGACGAACATCCCGGTCTCGATTACGAACTTGGTCGCAGAGAGCGAGGAGGCCCGCGAAGTATGAAGAAACTCCATCGACAACCGTGTGCCGTCCAAGGTCGTCTCAAGCCTCATGTTTGAGTAGAGCGCTTCCTTATTCGGATGGGCTCCGAAATCGATCGCCGTTTGATGCATCTCCTTCGCCCATTTCGCTGCACCCTCGCTGATCTCTGAAAGCGCGTCGGACAGTGATGAGAACCTAAATTCCTGGTCCCACTTCTTTCGTTCGCCCCGCGTCTTGGGTTTGTCGTGCCAGCGCTGACAAGCGTCCGGCTTTCCCGCTAGATACCAGCCATACAAGGCCGATTCCACCGCAGCACGCCCGGTTGCATATGCTGATAAACATTGCCCCGACGAGACAAGACGCGCCGAAGCCAGGAAATGGTTATGGGCGGTCATGAATAGAAATCGAGCAGCAGGATCGCCAACCGTGAAGGCGCCCGAAATAGCATAAGCCGAGCATTTTGACAGATCGTCCGCGATGGCGCTGAGTGCTTTTTGCCAACGCGGAACGCGGACGAAACTTGCAAACTCGTTCTTTATCCCAGCCCACTGGAACTCAGACAAGGGGTCGTCTCCCCAGCCAGGTGGTACCTCGTAGTGAATTGGATTCGATGCGGTCATCGTCTTAGCGCTCGTGGTTCCGAAATTGTTCGCGGTCGCGGTGGGGTAGCGCTCGCCAACGTATCACAGAAACCTCAGACATGACGAAGATAGGCCGCCGGTGTGTTATCCGGGCCTACAGCGGGCCGGAGCGCGTCCGGCGCGGTCCGGGGGGCGCCGCGAGGCCGCCAACCGGCTGTAGTGACCGAGGCGGTCGCGGGTCGCCGCAAGATCGCAGTCCCCCTCCCCGCCGGCCCTCCTCTTGGTTGGCTGGTTTTGATGCAGTAGGCCGCCGGTCGCCCCGACGCCAATCTGCGCGGGGTTCCGGGGGATTTCAGGGACGGCTGAGTGAGGCGTTGTGATGCGCGCAACCGGAATTCCTCGCGGTTGGTGAGTTGGCTTCGAATACGTCGCGCATCAACGAGCAATCGATTCCGGGACTACGGCAATCGGGCGATAATCAGCTCAAGGCCGTCGCATGCGTATCGGCATCCTGCTAAGAATTGAAACCACCTATGAACGCCTCCGAGTCGAAAATGCACCCGAACGCCATCGACATCATCAAACGCCACATAGCCGGTGTCCTCAAAAATTGCGTCATAGAAGCTGGATGGCCCAATGTCCGATCCTGCTACCAGCACGTCGAATCACTATCCACAGAGCTACTAAAACATAAAAAAGAATGGATCAACATTGACGATGTTTATAGCATTTTCTTTACAGTGACATACGATCAATTGGCGGCTCAATTAAAATCAGCAGAAGATAAAAATGGACCGCTAAAGGATCTACTAGACGAAGCTGGCATAAAGACCCTCACGGAATATCTGACAAAATTCTACTGCGAGATTCCAATCGCCTATAATATATACCTCAAGATACCCGAGGGAAACATCGCATTCCCATCGCTACAACTGTCCCAAAATTTCGCTCTCGCGTTTTTCTCAAAAGGTGATGAAATTCCGTGGGGAGAGGATCTTCGTCAAGGTGGATTATTGGCAGCGTTAAGTGATCCTTCTCATTTTCACAAACCCAAGGCTTACTTCAAATTCTCGATATCGGGATATTGCAGGAACAACTATAGAAATCAAACTGTGCGCCGCGCCTTGACAAATTTAAAAATCGCAATCTTCCAAGCGCTGTATGCCAACATAATCCGTATATCTGATCGTCGACCTGCGGCGTTCGGATTGCTGGGCGAACTAACGCACCACTCTATCGAAAAGCACTATTTAGAGTGCGTCGAAAAATACCCAATAGCTACAAGAACTATTCGCGTCGAACTACCATTCGATCTAAGTTTATTTCTAAGCAGCCTAGAAATAAACGAAACCAAAAGTTCCCCGCTCGTCCATATTTCCTCGGATCAGCACTCGCTGGTGTTTGGTCGAATTTTCAAAGCGGTATCCGCCTTGATAAATTGCGATAGCGAAAACACCGGGCGAATAAAATCTGCAATCGAATGGTACATTGATTCCTACACCACCGAAAATACCACTATATCGTTTTTACAAATCTGCATCGCGTTGGAAGCAATTTTTGGCGACGACAACGGCCGCGAGGGCATAACAAAAACACTCGCTGACAGATGCGCCTACTTGATTGGAACATCGATACAAGACAGAAAGAAGATTCGAGAAAGG